GGACCACGACCGCATCGCCGGCATTGCCGTCTTCATCCGCGGCGTAGCCGAGAAGGTGGATACAGCCACCGAAGCCTCGTTGCTCCAATCCAACCTCAATGTGCGGACCAACGATAGCCGCGATATCGTGGAAGACTTTGCCGAGCGGGTGTCGAAACAGCTCCTAGCGATCGACGCCCAGACGGTTGATATCCCCAAGGTGATCCCGGTGATCGGGCCGGATGGCGCGTTGGCGTTGGGACAATTTCTTCGGGTGCAGACCCGAGAAACCCTGCTCGCCGAGACCGATATCGAGGTGGAGATCGGCTCCATGCAGCCGATCAGCGAGATCATCAAGAAGCAGGATGTCCTCCAGGTGTTCCAGCTGCTTCGGAATGACCCGCTGGTCGATCAGTTCGCGCTCCGCAAGCAGCTCACCGATGCCTACAAGAGCACCATCCCGGGGCTCGACCGGCTGTTCATCGAGCGGGACGTGTTCCAGCAGGTGAGCCAGTACCTTCAGGCTCAACAGGGCTCAACCGGACCCGAGGCGCCCAAGGTCAGCATTAGCCTCAAGGGCGATCTCTCGCCCACGCTCGCGGCGGACCTGGCTGACGGGCAGCTTGGGGGCGACACCTCGGGCCACCCGCCAGCCCCACTCCCGCCACCGCCCGCTACGGCCGGAGGCAAAGCGCCTCCACGGCCCCCCGCCCAAGCCCCGAGCCCGCCTCGTACTCCCCCGATGGCTCCGCTAGGCCGCCGGCCGGGACGGGGCGGACCGCCACCGCTCCAGGTGCCGGGGACGGGTGAGGTGTAAATGCCCATCTACGAATATGCGTGCCCCGGCTGTCACCTACAGATTGAGGTACTGCGGGCCCACAATGCCACCCACCATGAACTCTGCCGATGTGGCACGCTAATGAAGCGACTGATCTCAATGCCCGCCACCACCATGGCTGAATTGACTCCCTACTATGATGACGGGCTTGGAGTGCGTGTGGAGTCGCGGCAGTTTCGCCGTCGTTACGCTAAAGATCGCGGATTGGAGCCAGTCGGATGATGCACCGAAACCCTGCTTTGAGCGCCTTCCTCGCCCAGACGCCCGCGAATGAGGGTGGTCAACCCATGACCGCCCCACCCGCCATGCCGCAGGGTGACCCGATGGCGAGCCCTCGATCCGCAGCCGTCCCTCTCATGCCCACGATGAAGATGGGCCCGCCCGGCAACCCCTATGAGACGGCGATGGTCGCACGGGCCCAGCTCATGTCGGGTGTCGGTCGGCCGCGCGGGCTCACCAAGTACCTGTTGGGGGGTTAGGATTGCCAGCCGTGTCGAAGGCCCAGCAGCGATTCTTCGCCATTGCAGAACATGACCCCCACGCCCTTCGCGGGCGCCGCCCGATGATGACGAAGGCGCAGATGCACGACTTCGCCGCTACGCCGCGGAAGGGGCTGCCCGAGAAGAAACGGCGGATACGGGGCGGACTGAGCTCTCTGCTCTCTGCTCCTTCCGAGAAGCGATAGCGACTCCGTTCCTTCTTGTTCTGTGCTCCGGCACGCCGCGGGTTAGTTATGCGGTGTGTCTTTCACGCCAAGTGTTCACAGTACGCCATCGTTCACGATGTATGAACACGAAAGGATGTTGAACATGCCCGATCTCGTCCCTGCTGCCCCGCCCCTTGCCGATGCGGGGCCCGGAACCACTCCTGCGCCGTCCGGATACGCCGGCCAAGTCCCCGAGGGCTCGGTCGGACCCGACCGCCGGAGTGGAGAACCACCGCACGAGGCACCGCCCACCGAATCACCCACCGAACCGTGGGACTCGGAGATGGGCTGGAAGACCCCTGAAGATGCCAAGCGCGCCTACAAGGCCCTTCAGGCCGATCACACCCGTAAGTCCCAGACGCTAAGCGAGCTGGGCGACACGGAGGCGCTGCGGCAAGAGCGTGCGTTCATCCAACAGCTTCGGTCCGACCCGGACTTCCTCGCGTGGGCAGAGAAACGCCTGCAAGCGGAAACCATCGGTGTCGAGAATCCCGATGCTGACACGCTCGAAGCTCTCAAGATTGTCAAGCGAATTGTAGACAGTCAGATGGCCCCTCTCAAGGCGGAAGCGATGCGGACTCGCTTTGAGGGGATTACGCGAGAAATGGATACCGCACACGGGCCAGAGTGGCAAACCTATAAGCCCAAGATGGTAGAGCTGCACCAGCGCGACATGCAGCGAGGCATTGTCTCCCCCAACGCGGAGGAGCGATTCGATCTCGACTACGTGCAGGGACTCTACGCGCGGGCGATTGGGGCCGACCCCGAGTATGCCGCGAAAGCCTATGGGAAACGTCTCGCGCAGAAACAGGCCCAAGTGACGACTTCAGCTCCGGGGACCGCCCCAGCTGCCGTAGGAACCGGCAAGATGGACTCGTTTGAGGCCGCATTCTCGGCGGCGAAGCGGGCTCACGGACTCTCCTAACAGGATAGAGAATGCCTGGTGTTTCTGAAACACGTACTCTCGATGCGGTGTTGTCAACGACTTTAGCGAACTATCGCGAAAAGTTGATGGACGCCCAGATGATGTCCATCTAAAAGCCTGCTATATGCGGGAATACCCCAGAGTCATGCGTCCCAATGGAGGAACAATCGCATGGAGTCGGGCAATCCGCAGGGAACACACGCAGCTTATCTTGCTGGGCTGCTAGACGGGGAGGGGTCGGTGATGGCATATGCTAGCCCCTACAAAGGCAAGCTGTTCTACCATCCGCGCATCGTTGCGGTGTCGAGTGTAGAACAGGAGATGCTGACTCATACGCACGATCTTCTGATGTTGTTTGAGATTCCCCACTATGTTGCTCTGCACGCTATCGTGCTAGATCGGTGGGGGTCAGTTCGGGCCTATGCGGCGATCGTGCGGCCCTTTACCGTGCTGAAGCGCCTTCGTCTAGACCTATTGGATGGCTGGTGTGCTCTTAAAAGTGAGTGGAAGCGGTTTCACTCTCGGCCTCGGCGCACTCCACAGCATCCTTTTGACGAGCCAATGTTTCAGCTTCTTAAGCGTCTCAATATCAAACCCCGTAATCGGACCCTCAACGAGCATACGCAGGCACTTGCGGAAGCAAGCATGATGTGCTCTGAACTCGGCCGAGAGGTCGAGAGGCTCCAGAAATGTGGGCCCGCCGCGTACACGCGGTCAGTAAAGTAACAGAACTGAACATCTTTGATGTGTACCCTTTCCTCTCGTGGCTCAATGGCAAGCTCGGCCAGGCCCTACGTGGGTCGAAGCGGAAGCGGGTTGTGGACGGCGGCGAGAGCATCGTGGAGACCTTGCTGTACGAGGTGTCTTCGGCGGTTGCGTCGTATAGCAACTATGGCACGATCGACACCACGCCTCAGGACGGCATCACGCAGGCGCGCTTCTCGTGGCGTCAGGTTGCCGGCACGATTGCCATGTCAGGCTACGAGCGACGTGTGAACAACGGCGACAACAAGGTTGTCGATCTAATGAAGGCCAAGGTTAAGCAGGCTGAAATGTCGATGCGCCGGAAGCTCTCCACGGATGCGTGGGGCTCGAACGGCGATGGTATCAGCCTTGATGGACTTGGCGTGATTCTCTCGACCACGACGACCCTGGGCGGACTCGCCCCTGCCACCTATACGTGGTGGCAGCCAACCATTCGAGCAGGCGGCAGTTTCGCGGCACAGGGCCTCAACGACATGCGGATCGTGTACAACACGCTCACGTTTGGCGAGGATGCCCCCGACGCGGTGTTCATGCCGCAGGCCGTGTTTGAGTATTACGAGAACACGCTTCAGCCGCAACAGCGGTACACGGATGCCAAGACGGCCAACGCGGGGTTCCAGAACCTTACGTTCAAGGCCATTCCGGCGCTGTTTGACCGGGCCGCCACGGCGGCCACGATCACCTTCCTCAACAGCGAGTACATCACCCTCTGTGTCCACCGGGACGCCGACTTTGCCACAGGCAAGTTCATCGAGCCTGACAACCAGGATGCCTCGGTGGCAAAGATTCTGTTCCAGGGCAACATCACCGTCAGTAACCGGCGGATGCACGGCCGGATCACGGGCGTGACCGCCTAGAGGAGAGTGCCTCATGGCTGTCGCGTATACCGTAACCAATGTGCATTCACTCGGCAACCTCAAGGCTGTCCACGGCACGTTCACCTCGGCAGCGGGAGACGGCAACGGGGAAACCCTAACCGCGACCACGCACGGGTTGAACTACATCGCGGACTACAACATTACTCTCGATACCGGCGGCCTCGATACCCCGAATCCTAAGGTGACGATCTCTAGCGGCACGCTGACGTGGACCGTGGCTGACACCTTAGGGTATAGCGGGAAGTTCTACGTGGCCGGTCGGTAGACACAACGAACCCCCACTTCCACGATGCGACCGTGGCAAAGGAGTGAGCCCTGCGGTGGGGTGTTTCACCATCCGGTGAAACAAAGGTAATCCGTACATGCAGTTTCAGCGAATCAATCGGTCTGACAATGATGTGGTCTATACCACGGGGCGGAACGTTGATGCTGCGTCGATTACGACCGGGATGGGTGCCGCGCTCGTGCTCCATCCCGCGTCGGTGTCTCGTGGCGAGCAAGTGTTTGTACCGACCCGCGATATCACCTCGGGTCTTCGGAGCGGTGCGGCCTCGTGGCACGGGGTAGCCGCACAGGACATTGCCACGAACGCGGTGGGTCGGGTGATCGTCTGGGGCTACTGTGCCTCGGTCATGATCTCGACCTCGGTCTCCGACCACACCACGATCCTGCCGGGTGAGTACCTCGTCCCGGTGGCTTTTGACGGCACCTTCTCCTCGGGAGTGGCGCCGACCATCCTTCTACACGGCGGCAAGATCATGTGGAACATGGTCACCGTCAACGTCTCGACGGCCGGAGCGTCTGGGGCGGCCTGGACCTCGGGCTATCTGAAGGGCGGGCTCTAACCGCGTCCCCTACCGTCTGCTACGGCGGGCCGTAGGGGTATCGGGGGGCGCGCATCCGGCTCCCAACGGGGCGACCACGCGCATCATTTCAAATATTAATCCCCCCGTATTGGCGTGCGCGGCGATACGGTGAGTTTGGCCCAACACTGTTGCTAGGGGAACCTGGCCAGTACCGCGCATTGTATTTCCTTAGCCGGGTGCCGGCAGAAAGGTCAATTATGGCTCAGGGTGGACCGTATTTTCGGTGCTACTCATGCGGAAAGGCGTTTCATGAACGCCGGCAAGACCGCCACATGGGGCATCATTTCACTGACTACTACCCTGGCTGGGTGATGCAGTTATGGCTTGATCTATGGTCCCGGTAGAGTTCCCGCAGGCTCAACCCCTGCGTGTCTACTGCTGCATTCCGAACATGGGGTATACCGAACCCCTGGCCTACGATAACCGCCTCGTCTGGTTCATGCGGCAGGCGGCGCGGGAGGAACGGGCACGGTGGATTCATAGTTTGCATCGTGGCACCAATGACCCCGACTCGCTCCGAGTGCTCATTGAGACCGTCACGGGCCAGCCCTATGACCGTGTGCTCGCGGCCCATCGAACCTGGTACGAGTTCTACAGCACGACGGTTGGGGAGATTCTCACCCCGTTCGCCCGAGAACTCCTCACCGAGAAAGCGTTAGACGGGAATGCTGATCTCATCTTCATGGTGGATGATGATATGGTCGGCGACCCCGATGTGTTCTTCCGCCTTGCCGAAACGGTGGTCCACGGTCCTGCCGATATCTGTGGGGCCCTCGCCTTCACCCGTGGGGCTCCTCACCGCCCGGTGCTCTACCGACAAGTGAACGGCTTTGACCCTACCAACCACAAGCCTTTTGTCCAGAATCGCGCGATCGAACGGTATCCCAAAGACTCACTGGTGGAGTGCGATGCGGTGGGGTTTGGAGCCGTTGTGTTCACCGCCGAGATCGCGCGTAAGATGAAGCCTCCACGCTTTATGAACACGACTGGGAGCGGGGAAGATATCTTCTTCTGCTACAAGGCACGGGAAGAGTGTGGAGCCCGTGTGTTTAGTGATACGCGCGTCAAACTGGGCCACATGGGCTACAAGCCCATCATTGACGAAGATACCTACGAGGCCCAGCAGCATATCCAAGAGCAGCGGGCTCGTTTGGGCGATGAGGTGCCCGCCACGCCTGAGCCGATGACGTGGGGAGCCATGCGATGAGCATGGTCGCTCGTCAGCATCACGAGAACGCCAAGCTCGATGTTATCATGGTCACCTACGATAACCCTTTGTATCTCGGGGCGGCCATGAAGTCGATCCTTGCCACATGGGCATGGTATCCATTTCGCCTCATTGTCGTGAACAACGGGGCACCACAGAACGTCCCGCCCGTCGCGCCTGACTCACAGGCTCAAGTCGTTGTGCTCAACCAGTCGTCCAATCTCGGCTGGGAAGGCGGTCTTAAAGTCGGGCTTGAATACAGCGATGCCCCCTTTGTGGTGCTCGCCAACGACGATATTATCGTGCCCAATGCGGCACGGTACTGGGCTCGCAATCTGCTGTGGCCTATGCGGAACCCCAGGATTGGCGCCATTGGCCCCACCAGCAACTTTATCGCGGGGCTCCAGAACATCTCCATGCAGCCGACGCATCAATACTTCCCGGTCACCTATCTCATCGGGTTCTTCATGCTGGTACGGCGATCGGCACTCGACGAGGTCGGTGGGATTGACTGTGGGATGCCGGGCGGTGACGACCTCGATCTCTCGATACGGCTCCGTCAGGCCGGCTACACGTTGATGGTGCGAAATGACTGCTTCATCTACCATCACGGCGAGGTGACGGGCCGGGCGGTCTATGGCGATAAGTGGAACAGCCAAGATATGTCTGACCGCACCAACAACGCGCTCATCGCCAAGCACGGGCTGAAGGAGTGGTTTCACACCTATACGCAACAGAGCGAGCCGATGATTGAGTCTATGCACAATGTGACTCGTATCGAGGATGAAGCCTGTCAGGCATGGGTGCCGCCAGAAGGCTCCCGCGTGCTCGATATGGGCTGTGGCGAGCGGTTGACGGTGCCGTGGGCCGTGGGGGTAGACCAGTTTCCCGAAGGCGACTTCACCCCGTGGCGACATACCAGTAAGGCACAGATTGTCGCGGATATCTTCCGCCCGCTGCCGATGTTTGAGAGCGACAGCGTGGATGCGATAATCGCGCGGCATGTCCTCGAACACTGTGTCGATATCATCACCGTGCTCCGAGAGTGGACGCGCATCTTGAAGCCCGGCGGGCGTCTTATCGTGTCCTCGCCCAACGAGGAGATTGTCGATGGGGTGCCCATGGATGTGACGCACCTCCATGGGCTCACACCTGACTCGATGCGGTCGTTCGCCGAGGCGGTGGGGCTGAAGCAGATTGCGTATACGCCCGACTGCGGGAATCGGCTCAGCTTTGTGAGCGTGTACGAAAAGTGAGCGATCTCAAGACCGCGTTCTTCCCGCAAGAACTGGTGGACTACCTGCGGGCGCACAACACGGATATCGTGCTGGAAGGCGTCGATACACTACGGTGTTGCGGTTCGACCACGAATGACCATGCACTCGGGTGCTACAAGCGCGCCATGCTGCATCCCGCTGAGGTCGATTGGACCTCGAAGCAGGCGCTTCGGTGGTTCACGCGGCGCTTCTTCGATCTGCATGACGGGATGTGGTGGTGTCGGTGGAAGGGACACCGTGTCGCCAAGATGCCCACCGACCTATGGATGTATCAACATATTCTCTATGATACCAAACCCGAGTTGATCGTGGAGACGGGAACGTGGGAAGGGGGAAGCGCGCTCTACCTCGCTGACATCTGTGAGCTGCTGGGACACGGGAAGGTCGTGACGATTGACGTGGCCCCCAAGGCTACACCCGCGCACCCGCGCATCCTCTACTTCGAGGGCGCCTCATCAACCGATCCCCGCATCGTCGCCGACATTGCGGCAGGGGCCGCTGACCACACCACAATGGTGATTCTCGACAGTGCCCATGACTACACACACGTCACCGATGAACTGAATGCCTACGGGCCGCTCGTGTCGCCGGGTTACTACCTCATTGTCGAGGATACCGATATGTTCGATACGATGATGGCGGTGGAACATTGGCTGCCAGAGCATCCCGAGTTCTCGGCGGACGCCAATCGAGAGATGTTTGGGATCACAAAAAACCAGGGCAGCTATTTGAGAAAGGCGGTCGCGTGACTTCTCAAGCCAAGGCGATCCATGAAGATCTCCTTCACATCTTGAAGCGTCTTCGAGAGATCGATAACGACCTCACACGCCTCTTTGTCCGTTTGATTGCCGTGTTGCCGGATGAGTAAGCCCCGTGTCGCCTCGTACTACGAGTCTCGACTTGGTCGCAACGACGGCAACCCGCTCTACGTGACCAACGTGTTCAAGAGGGACTATCGGGATCGCATCGAGTTTAACCACCTCATCCCTGATCCAAGCACCGGGACCGATCTCTATTCCGGCCACGATCTCAACATTTGGATCGATTGGGCGGAAGATGCGTTGTATCACCATAACATGCTGGCGTATCGCCCGATGCTGCCCCCCAAGCCCTCGCTCTACTGGGCCAGCGATACCCATCTTGGCTATCCATACCGCATGGAGACGGCCAAGCTGTTCTCATGGGTCTGTGTGGCCCAGAAAGCGGCCATCGAGGCGTTTAAGGCTGATGGGGTCGACGCGCCGGTGGTGTGGCTCCCTCATGCCGTCGAGCCCGATTGCTATAACCCGCTGGCCGCAGCCACCTTCACGGAGGCGATGCGGGAGCAGGCGCAGGTGACGCGGACGATCAAGGACTACGATGTCGGCTTCGTCGGGTACCTCACCTTTCCCAGCCGCCAAGACTTTCTCGATGCGGTCTACAAGGGCATCACGGCACAGAGACGCACATTTTGGCACGCCTCGCGCTTCTTCGAGGATGCAGCCCGCATCTTTACGCATAGCCGTATCGTGCTCAACCACGCCATCAAAGACGATGTGAACATGCGCGTGTTCGAGGCATTGGCCACACGGTCGTTCCTGCTCACCCCTGCTGTGCCAAGTCTCGATGAGCTGTTTACGGATGGAGTGCATCTCGTGACCTATCGAGATGGCGATGTGACCGACGCGCTAGAGAAGATTGACTATTACGCGAAGCATGACGACGAGCGAGAGCGCATCGCTGAAGCCGGATATCGTGAGGTCTTAGCGCATCACACGTTCAAACATCGTGTTGCCCGCATGTTGGAATTGGCGGGGATCGAGGTCTAAAGGAGTTGCTATGCAGGTCTTCACCAACCCAACCAAGCCGATTACCGACCGACAGGCCCTCACGGTCGATAACACGTCGGGCGGGGTCACGCTGACGGTACCCAGTGCTGCAATTGCGGGCGTGGCACGTCTCGAAACCGCGCAGATTCGGTGGACGACGGACGGTACCGCCCCTACGACAACGGTGGGGACGCTGCTTGAGATCGGTGAGACGATTGAGTTTGATACCCGCAAAGAGATGACCGGCTTCAAGGCGATCCGCACAGGCGGGTCAAGCGGCACCTTGCAGGTCGAGTATTTTGGGATGGATACCTAACATGCGAATCGGGCGGCTCTTTGCAACCACTAGTGTGGTGCTGTCCAATCCATCGGTCACGGGCCAACTCCTCCTCCCCGATGGTTCGGCGGGGGTTCCGGCTGCGGCGTTCACGAGTGACACGGATACTGGGATTTTGTCACGGACGGTCGCCACTATGGGATTTACTGTCAGCTCAACGCAGCGCGGTGAAGTACACACCGCAATTGGCCCGGGTGTTTGGTGGTCCCTGGGGCCCGGTGTTGGGTTTGGGGCTGCTGGCACGGCGGCCTCTTCTGATACATACCTCATGCGCGACGCCGCCGCCAGCACGCTCGCCCTGAAGAACTCCACCAACGCCCAGACCTTCAACCACTACGGCTCCGAGATCACCGCCGGCACGCGCTACTCCCGCCTGGCGATCAAGCACGCCACCACCTCCGTGACGGCGGCAGTCGGGGCGACGGTAACGGCGGCGAACCTGATCCCGACGAAGGCGAACGTGTTGGGCGTCAACACGGTAGTCACGACGGATTTGGGCACCGGCACGGGGACGACGGGCTACACGGTAGGCGACGGAACCGATCCTGACCGTTGGGGCTCGGTGACTGGCACGGTGGCGGGGACGGACACAGATCAGGGCGATGCGACCGCTGACCCGACTGGGTGGTTTAACGCGGCGAACAATGTGGTGTTGACGGCGCTGGGCGGCAACTTTGACGGGACCGGCGTGATCTTGGTCGATGTGGCCTACACGATGACCGAGGCGGCCTAGCGGTATGCCAACAGTCGCCGGGTGGACCCGCTACGATCCTACGGCGGGCGCCGAACCGGTTGCACACAGCATAACGAGTGCCGAGCACACCTTTCCCGGGGGCTCGACCAACTTCTTGCGGGAAGACGGAACGTGGGCTGTTGCAGGCGGATCAACCCCCGTAGCCACGACGACGATCCAGGGAAAGGCAAAGGTGGACCATGACTCTGCGGGCGATCCCATCGCGCTTACTCAAGCGGGTCACGAATCGGCTGCGGACCCGCATTCTGCATACGCTCTGGATTCCGAGAAGGGAGCGGCGTCTGGCATTGCGACCCTTGACGCCGGAGGAAAGCATACGTCGGGCCAAGTGCCGTTCGGCAGCACGTCAACCACCGTCTGTGTTGGCAACGACGCCCGACTAAGTGACGCACGGACGCCCACGCAGCATAGCATCACCGGCTCCGAGCACTCGTTTCCGGGCGGCACATCAACGTTCCTACGAGCTGACGGGACGTTTGCCGCACCGCCCGGAGGTACTGAGGCGTTCCCCGTCGGTGCCGTATTCTTGGCTGTGGTCTCGACTAACCCCGCAACCTTGCTCGGCTATGGAACGTGGTCGGCCTTTGGGGCGGGCCGGATGCTCGTGGGCCTCAACTCCGGTGACACGGACTTCGATACGGTCGAAGAGACGGGCGGCGCGAAGACCCACACCCTCACGGCCGCCGAGATGCCGGTCCACACCCACGTCCAGGATGCCCATAACCACACGCAAGATGCTCATACCCACACCCAGAACGCGCACAGCCACGTCCTCACAGAGCTGCGTGACGCGACCACGGGTGGGTCCACGACCAACATCGCGCTCACGGCCGATACGTCCTCAACGACGGGCACGAAGACGACTGGCAGCACCACAGCCGGGAACCAGAACGCCACCGCGACGAACCAGGCCGCCACGGCCACTAACCAGAATGCCGGAAGCGGCTCGGCGCACAATAACCTTCCGCCCTACATCGTCGTCTATATGTGGAAACGCACCGTATGAAAGGAACCCCTATGATCGACCGCTTTCCTACCGCCACCGAACTCGATGAGGGGGTGGCACTCGAAGAGGCCGAGAACTTTCAGAAGTACCTCCGCGCCAAGGCCGGGAAGCCGGTAACGACCATTCTGACCGAGGTGGAGGCGGACCAACTCGCCGACCTTGAGGCGAATCTCCCGGCGCCCAAACCCCATATCTCCTGCCCACAGTGCGGCAAAATCTTCGTCTACAAGACCGAGGGCATGGCGAAGATGCAGCGGACCCGACACATGAGAAAGGATCATCCCGATGGCGCGTGAGTTTGCGGCGCTCTTGCAGTCTGAGGTGGGCATGTTGTATCTCCGCGTGTTGGAGCTAGTCACCAAACTCGAAGCCTTAACCGAGGAGAACGCCGCCCTCAAGGCCGCTACAGGAAATACTGCGGAGAAGGATGCCCAGCCCGAGTGATCTCTACATTGAGATAGGGCGGCTTCGATCTGCCATCACCGAAGCGGTGATTGGCACGATCGGACGAGCCACCTACGTCGTCGGGGATATGCTCTATGCCTCTGGGGCCACCACACTCACCGTGTTGGCGGATGTTGCGACCGGCAACGCGATCATCTCGGGCGGCGTGGCCGTGGCGCCCGCGTGGGGCAAGATTGGGCTGACGACGCATGTAAGCGGCACGCTGGCGGTGGGGAACGGCGGGACAGGACAGACCGGCGGGGATGGGACCCACATCGGGGCGCGGGTCTACAACAGCGGAACCATTTCGATCAACAACAACAACACCACAACCCTGACTTTCGACACTGAGCGATACGATACCGACACCTTTCACAGCACCTCATCCAACACAGATCGACTCACGGTGCCGTTGGCCGGTAAGTACCTCATCATCGGCAACATCGGGTGGGCAGCACGGTCTGACTATACACTGGTGCTCGTTCGTATCACCCACACCGATGCAGTTCCGACCACCACAGTCGTTGGAAACGTTTGGTTCGTGCCGCCATTGATTTCTGGGGGGCCAACGCAGCAAGTCTCTGCACTGTGGAACTGTGCGGCCGGTGATTACTTTACACTCCAAGCCTATCAAACCAATTCGGCGACAGCTGCTACCACCATTCTGGCGACATCGGCATATACTCCTGAGTTCTCTATTGCGTATCTTGGGCCATGAAAACGATTGTCCAGCTTCCGGTGACGCTAAGCCTCATCGACCGCCTCATGGTGGATCGGGTTGGGGGTGAACTGGTCTGTCATGTGGTCTACCACGTCACTAATGAGGTCGATCAGTGGATTGGGCAGCATCGCGGCCGTAAAGTAACTCTCGATGCCGACCAGAAGATCAAGTTACGGGCGTTTGTGGTGAGTTTGCTCCCCGAGATTAATGCGGGCGAGGGAACCGAGGAATGACCACGACCTATACTCCCAACGTTAGCCTAACGCTCCCCGAGCGTCTCGCTACGACATGGGACGTGCCGCTCAATGATAACTTCGAGAAACTCGACTTTGGGTTTACGAGCCCCCTGAGTCGTAGCGGCACCACGATCAGTATTGCGAATGCGAGTGTATCAGCCAAGGGTGTAGCGCAGTTTACCGCAGGGCATTTCTCGGTCACGGCGGGTGTCGTGGCGCTTCCTGATACGGGAGTGACCGCGGCCTCCTACACCAATGCGGCGCTGACGATTGATGCACAGGGGCGTGTCACCGCCGCATCAAGCGGTGTCGGGGGTGGGACAGGCGCTCCCGAGACCGCCCAGTATCTCACGCTCGCTACGGATGTCACCTTGACGGCGGAACGAGTGCTCACCGCCGGGACGGGGATGAGCTTTGCGGATGGTGGGGCGGGATCGACGCTCACCGTCAACCTTGCCAACACGGCCGTCACGCCGGGCACCTATGCGGCGGCAGATATCACCGTGGATGCACAAGGACGGTTGACCGCCGCAAGCACCGGGGTGGGTGGAGCGCCCATCGCCGCCTCATACCTCACTCTCGCTACGCACGCCTCGCTCTCGGCCGAGCGTGTCCTGACGGCCGGGACGAACATTGGCTTCACGGATGCCGGGGCAAATGGCGCTCTAACCGTGAGAGTCGTGGCATCCCCGCTCGTTGATGGGTTGCGCGTGAACGTCTCGGGAGTGTCGGGGGCCGCAAGTCAACTCTCGCTGGACCAATTTCAGGCCAGTGAGTCACGAATCATGGCGTGGGGGCCCGACGCCTCTACGAACGGCATTGTGAGTCTTCGATCGATACGTTCCGACGGCACCAACCAAATCGCGCTGCTTCAATCCACCACTGGCGGTCATTTAGGGACCGCAGATCGGTTGGGCGTGGGGACCGTTAATCCCGCGTTTAGACTGCATGTTGACGGGTCAAGCGGCATTGGGCTTTTTGGCAGCACGTCGATCCCCAACATTCAGATTGACCCGAGCGGCACAAGTGACCAGGCCATCGGCAACCCGTACCTTCTTGTGCGCCCCGTCTACAGCCAGACAGTGCGGCGTGGCGTGTTTGTTAAGGCGGATAACACGCTTGGCAGTTTCGATACAATGACCAGCGGCACGGCCAACTTTGGCGGCTACAACCTGTGGCTGGGGTCAGCCGAGTCCAACGCGGTGCCGAGTGGGAAGAAAGGCAATCTTTCTGGATACGAGGCCAGTATCTTCACCGCGCAAGCGGCGGCTGACCAAAGCGAGGGACACGTTTTCGGGTGCTCGGTGGGCATGTACGGCGGAGCCTATGTGAACTTCATGAACGCGACCGCCACCATCAAATCGACCGCCACCGTGGCATCGTGGAAGGGACTCAACCTTCATGTGGCGTCCAATTCAGCCAGCACGACCGGCTATCATATTTATCTACAATCAACGGGCTCGCAGGCGTTAGCGGCAGGGCTCAAGTTTGACCCGGTGGCATCCGGCTGGACCTACGGCATTGATATGAGTACCGCCACCATTGGGACGGCGCTCTATCTCGCCCACGGACACAACATTGCTTGGGCGGGTGCCGGGCAAGGACAGCTTCGGGCTGACGATCTACGCGTCTACAACCAAACCGCCTCGAATCTCGCGTTACAGGTGGATACGGCAAGCCCGTCTGCCGAGAACTCAACGTTGCTGATTCAAACGAACCATGGAGGCTCGGTGGCGGTACGGCGTGTGGCGGTTGGAGCCGCCGGGAGCGGTGGAACGGGGTATCGTGTGTTGAGGGTGGCGAATTAATGGCAGCGGGACAGCTCACCTACTTGCAGATGACCAATCGGTGCTTACTCCGACTTGGGCACCCCCAAGTCGTCTCGGCGGACTTCGCGGGGCTCGCCGCTGACAGTTACGGCGGGTTCTGTAAAGACCTGTTGAACGAGGCGCAGGGCGAGGTGGCAAAGGAGCACGATTGGTCTACGCTGATCACCAGCGGCACGTTCACCACGTCAAGCCGCACCTATACCCTGTCCACCAACTTCAGCGACTTCGGGCGGGAGATTGACCTCAGTGATACCACCAACCGCCGAGTGCTGGAACCCACAATCCTCCGGTCGCTCGATGTGGAAGACCCCGCCCAGACGAACGCGGGCGATCCGGTCGCCTATACCATCGAGTATCCCAATCTCCTGTTCAACGTCACCCCGGCAAGCCTGTCCTATCGCCTCCGCTACGTGAAGCGCCCGACCGCGCTCTCGGTCGCGGGGTCGGTCAGCGACCTCCCCGAATACTGTGACATGGCGTTGATCTGGTGGACCGTCTGGCAGCTCGCTGCGAGTCGTGAGGATGCCTCGGAGGGCGGGGCGGTCTCGAAGGCGGTCTACGACTCGACGCTGGCACGGGCGATCGCGCAGGACCGCCGCCGGGTCGATCGGCTGTGGCGGATGATGCCAGTCTTCCCCCGCGAAGGTGTGGCGAGACTCCGCTTCCCGTCAGGCTACGGCAGCGAAGGCTACGGGGTCTAGATGCCAAAAGACCGACTGCACGTTCCCTATACCGACTTCACCGGCGGCGTCAACGAGGACGATCAGCCGGGGGCACTGGCCACGAACGAGTTGCGGATTGCGCGCAACATTGTCTACAAGGGACGGGCGCTCTCGTCACGGGCCGGCTCGTCGCGCCTGCAAACCGTGGCGCTCAACAGCGGAGCCGCCGGCACCAGTGTCTATAACTATACCTACACGGCGGGCGCGAATCAGATCATCCTGGCCACCTTCGGCAACGCGATCTACAGCGGAGCCAAGGGAGCCACGCCCACCGCTATTACCGGCACGGCGACGGTGACCGCCGGGCAGAACACCCAAGTTCATTGGGTCACGGTGAATGACACCGCGTTGGGGTGCAATGGCACCGATCCGCCGTGGGTCGTGGATGCGGCAGCCAACGCGGCGGTGCTAGGCGGCTCCCCTCCCTCGTTTGGCACGATGGCGACGAAGTGGAACTACACGTTTGGGGCCGGCCATGCGGCGGCCACCCGCACGATTCGCTACTCGGCGATGGGGTCCACGATCTCGTGGCCCTCGGCCAATACCGTGTCGGCCCTCCTCGGCGACTCCAGTCCCGCCATCGAGGGGCGTGACTACATCTGGCAGCTCAGCCACCTCGGCGACTCGCTGTTCGTGGGACTCGCCAACAGCGTGGGCCGAGTGCTCTACACGGGGGACAGCACCACCCCCTTCCGCTACCAGCAGCTCAGCGACTTCGGCATCGAGGGGCAGTCGTATGTGCCGGTGGGGGCGGGTGGCTACTTCCTCAGCAAGCGCGGGGTCCACTTCATTCAGCCGAGCGATGTGCAATTGAGTTACGAGTCCTCACTGATCAGTGGACAGCGGCTCCGCGCAACGTGGGATGGTCTCAATAAGGCCCGTATTCGCTATACCTACCCCACACTCTATCGTACCTCGGTAGGGAACCTGTTGGTCATCTGGCCCCTCTCGTCGGGGGGCGCCACCACGATTGATATGGCGCTCGTGATGGACGTGACCGAGGGGCCGGGGCGGGAACGGTTCTTCTGGTGGACGGGTTGGGATGCGAATGCCCTCTGTACCTCGCTCAACAGTTCATCGAAGGCCGAGGAACTGCTGTTTGCCTCGTCGGTCGGGTATGTGTGGCAGGGCGACACCGACACCTCGGACAACGATGTGGCCTATGTGGTAGAAGCGGCGACTCGGTGGGAAGACTTTGGTGCCCCCAGCGTGAAGAAACTCCTCCGGGCTATCTACGTGGAGCTAAAACAGTCAGGCGCCTTCAGCCTCAACATTGGCGTCTACTTCGACTACTCGACCACTGAGGCGCTGACGCTGACCCAGAGTGTCGCAGGCACGACCCAAGCGGTGTGGGGCACCGCGGTCTGGGGTACGGATGTCTGGCCTACGCTCGGGATCGTGCGCTCGTATCTACCCGGTTTTGACGATGGTGTGGTGATCTCGTTCCGATTCTACACCACGGCCGCGGATCAGCCGTGGTCGGTCTACAAGTGCGTCCCCGCCGTGCGGGCGGCAACTGAGGCGAAGGACTAATGGCGACGATTGCGCGTGCCACCAAGGCGGGAGGCGGGACCGGGTATAACACGGGGCAGACGATGGACCCGGCTGAGGTCAACACCGACTTCAACACAGCGTATACCGAGATCAACGGGGCCCTCGATGACGGGAATATCGAGACGGCCACGATCCCCGGCGCGAAGTCCCTCCGCTTCACCGAGATCAGTGCTCCATCAAGCCCCGCCTCCAACGATGTGGTGCTCTACTCGATTGACCGGGATACCACGACGGTGTTGGAGTACAAGGACTCGGCGGGACTCGTGGTCTCGTTAGGGCGAGAGGGCGCGAGGGTCTATAACTCAGGGAACATCTCGATTCCTGATGCCACCCTCACCGATCTTACCTTTGACACGGAGCGGTTTGACCGCGGAGGTTTCCACTCCACCGTCTCCAACACGGGGCGGCTGACCATCCCGCACGCCGGAACCTACCTCGTGGGAGGCAGCATTGACTTGGCAGCCGGCACCGATTACTCGGTCGTCTACTGCCACATCCGCCTCAATGTCGGGGCGACGATTATTGGCACCGCCAAGGCTGACCCTTCGACGTTCTCGGCCTCTCCTCGACTCACCCCGATCACCCTGTGGAGCTTCGCCGCGAGCGACTATGTGGTACTGACCGTCTATCAAGACAACACTGCAAACGCCGCACGCAACTGTTTGGCTTCGGCCAGCTACTCGCCCGAGTTCTGGATTTACTGTTTAGGCGGCTAGATGGCGACCTACGGAGGCAGCGGGCAGACCCTCACCCGCGATGAGGTCATTGGGCTCTACACCGAGTTACTCGGGCGCACACCCAGCAACGCGGAGATCGACGCCCAACTGTCCGCGGTCGGCAGTGCGGCAGCCCTTCGGCAGCAGATTCTCGACTCTGACGAGTATGCCCGTCGCCGGCAGCAGTCGGAAACGGGTGCTAACCCCCAACGCGGTGTCGATCCTCGAAGCCTCCGATACCTTTCTGCCTACGATGCCGCCCCGATCACCTCGAAGCGCACCCTCACACCCGAGGAGCAGCGGGAACTCGATCGCCTCAATCGAGAACTCGCCGAGGCTGATGCCGACTCAAAGCGCCTCGAAGGCGACGAACGCATGGCGGCCATCACGCGGGCCAAGGCGCTCGCCGGCCAGCGATCCGTATTGGTCTCCCCTTACATTAAGCCAGAGTGGCGTGTGGCCGCGAAGACGATGGAAGGGGGCAAGTCCATTGCCCCCGATGCCCTCCCCGATGCCTCGACGTGGGTACGGATGCCAGACAAGACCCCCGACATATTCCTTGATCCCGTCACGGGGAACGTGTATCGGGCTGTCGGGAATCAGAAGTTCCAGCTCGTCGATAACCTCGCCTCTGAGCGGTTCAACGATACCCAACGGGCGATCTACCTTCGTGTCACCGAGCTAACGCGGCAAGGGCTGGTGAAGCCGCCACAGCCGATCGCGGGCGGCCGAGAAGCAGGGGGTCGAGGGTGGCGGCTGCCGCCCAACGTGGCCGATGCCTATACCCAAGCCATGCGGGCTCAGGGTCTCGACCCGCTCAACATCGACACCGGTAATCCCAAAGCCCTCGATGCGCTTCTGTCGTTCCAATTGAGCGTACCGTGGATCAAGAACACTAACGACAAGCGCAACATGGGCTTGGCGATGTGGGCCGCCGCGGCGCTCGGCGGCATTCCCGCGATGGCGGGCATGTTGGGAAGTGCGATCGGGTCTGAAGCAACGGGCTCGAAGACGTGGGGCGCGGTGATCGGCGCCCTCACCAGCATGGGGTTGGGAGCGGCTGGGGCCGGCAACACCGGGCTCGCGGCGCCACTGGGAGCCGCTGCCGGTACGGCGGTCGGT